TTTAGGCTGATGATCGGCAAACCAGTAGCCCGACGAGAGCATAGGGGAACCGATGCGTAACCTTTCGGATGCGCGAGCCTTGTGGACGTATGGCTTAAATGGAATGGGCATAGTTAATCTCTGGTTTTTTGTTCATCTGAACCCGACCCTACTCTTTTACCGTCCAACCGTCAACCTTTATTTTTATTTATTTTTTTTTCTTGACAGATAGCCGTAAAAAGTGTTAGGCTCACGGCAAATGAAAAAAGGAGTAAAAAATCCAAATACGATGGCGCTGTCACGGGTTCCGCTGGACATCAGCAAGTCCATGCTGGACTTCACGAAGTTGCGCGATACCGTGATGGGAATGGGCCGTGGCAAAAAGCGGGCGCGTGCTATTGCCATGTTGCATATTCATTACCCCACGCACCAGCTTGCGGAGATACTGGGCGTGAAAGAATCGTTCGTTCGGTATTGTAGTTATCGGAATAAGGACATCGCCGAGGCCGCGAGTATCAGCCGCAACATGATGATTAGCGATATGACCGAACATCGCGTCGTCGAGCTTTTACAGAAGATGAATGTGGACAATATAGACGATCATCGGAAGCCGCAAGCAGTGAAGTATCTTATGGACTCGATGGAGATTGCGAAACAGCACACCAAGAAGCCGGAGGAAATTGCGAATGAGAGTGTTTCCGAGTTGATCTTCAGGGTGCGGAAACGCATGATTGTTCCGAAAGAAGATGAAGGCGAAATCATTGAAGCCATTGATGTCACGGGAGAAATAGAAGATGCGAAGTAGCTATCGCAATACCATGTGGACTCCGGTGTTTGACGATCTTGTCAAGTGGTTGAGCGCCCACTTGCTTAACTGCCGATCCGCAATGTACACGAGCCGGAAGTGTGATATGGTCTGGTCATACTGGTGCGGGCAGGGGATACTCGCCGCGAAGATTTTGAGGCATCTGCGTAGAAAACCAACGAAAAAAAGGAAGCGATAATGGAAGAAGGGCAAGAGCGGGTGTACGAGCTATGGCTGGGTAACGAGCTAGTCTCGTTCACATATTCAGCCATTAAAGCCGACCCCGCCCTGGAGAAAGAGCTTAAACGTCTTGAAAAGGTAAAGGCCGAAAACGAGCTTCAATTTTTTTCTCCGCATGGCAAAGCCAAGATGGGCTACGACTGCGGGTTCCAATTAGTGTCGGTAGCCGACTGGATCAACGATACGGCGCATACAGTCTGTATTAATTGTAGTCCTAACCAAGTTGGCAAGACAGCATCGGCGGTTGTCAAAAAGATATTAAAGTTGATCCCATGCGATCCGAAGTGGGAGATATTCAAGCATGGGGTTAAATTCAGGGAATGGGCTGGGGCGCGGACGCTCGTTATGCTTGGATACGATAAGGGTCAGTTGAAAGACGTGCTATGGCCTGAACTCCAAAAGTGGTGCCCTGCGAGCGAACTTGGCGAATTCCGGCTTCCGGCCTTGGGTGGAACCCGTGAACCAACGTGGGACAGGAACCCGCGAATCCCGCTGAAATGCGGGAGCCGCATCATCCTATTGACTTACGACCAGAAGGCTTCCGTTTGCGCCGGGGTCAAGGCCGAGGAAGTTTTGCCTGACGAGCAGATGCCACTTTCGTTTTTCAGCGAGCTAGACCAACGTGGCCGAACTCGCGGGGGGGTGTGGTGGGATTTCTCGTACACGCCGCATAAGGTTGACGGTCGCCCTGATAGCGGTTCTGAAAGCTGGCTGACCGATATGTGGAAGGGCGGCAATACCAGGGGCCACTCGGTACTGCGAACCAGAATTTCGGTTGACGAGGTGCCGGACCATATATTCTCGAAATCCCAGAAACACGCGGCTTACGTTCAGCATATCGAGAATCCCAAGAGGACAGGGGATCAGCGTGCGATCCGCGAGGGTCAGGCCCGATATTACGGGATTGCCGAACAGGTGTCGGGGTTGTTCTACCCTGAAATTGATAAGAGCGTCCACTTCGTTGACTGGACATACGATGATATTAAAGGCAAGGGCTGGACTCACTATCGGTCAATAGACTACGGGTACAACAACCCCACCGCTTGCGGGATGTGGGCTATTAGCCCGGCTGGTGATTTTTTCATGTACGACGAATACTACAGGACAGGCATGGACGCGATCAACCACGCCCCGGCCATTGTGGAAGCGTGCGGGAATAAGTGCAAGCTAATCAAGAAGATAACCGACAAAGACACCGGGATGATGTATGACCTGCATGAGGAAGTGGAGATAAGGCAGAAGTTCATACGCTCATGGCTTGACTGGCATTGCTTCCAAACAGCCGGCGGGATGGGCAGGCCGGTTAGTTTCTTCTTTCAGATCGGCGGCTTGAAGGTCTGCGAGAGCGTCAAGATGGGGCAGGAACATCGGGCGTCGAATCTGCGTGCGTTCCTGAAAATTGACCAGAACAGGAAGCACATGGTCACGGGCAAGCTCGGTGCGCCACGAATGTATTTCAGCCGCAAGTGTGTGAAATTTATATGGGAATGGGAGCGGTGCATAACCGACGTGCGTATGTATGGGAACGAGAGCCATAACGCCAAGGAAACCAAGCGTGACAAAAACGATCATTTGATTGACACCGTTGAGTACATGGCCTGTTCGGATGCTAAGTATCTGGGTGATTATTCACGTTCGATGCCGAGGGAAATGGAACCGATTAGTAAACATGGAGGGTATTAAAATGAAATTCAAAATTGATTACATTGTGTGTGGTGCAGGAGAAAAGGCAAAAAGGTTTAATCATTTGTTTTATAGAAAAAACACGTCAAAAGAAAAATGTACATTTATCCGTGTAGAGACAAACGCGCTTGTTGCGTATTTCAACGATTCCCGTCCTGTAACTTATATTTTAGGAGAAACACCTGTTTCGCCAACAGGGGAACCGTATGTTAAGATATTCGTTGAAGGTGACGATCCCGAAGAAGCTGAAGGCGCATTGCTGTTTTTGCTTGACCAATATAGGAAAAAATCAACAAGACAAGGGAAAAAATATCTTTATTGGAGAGTTCCTCCGATTTTAAGTTTTAACCCGGCTAATGATAATAAGTGGTATGGTCGGGCACGCTTATTATACACAAAGAAAATTCCTGAATTTATGAAAGCAAATATGTTAAAGGGTGGAAAGACCGCAATGTCTAAAGAGTGGGCTTGTACCTTTAAGCAAAAAAAAGTGGAGAATTACAAATGAAAATTCTTTGCGGTGAATATGATAATCCGACTGTTTTTACGAGACAGGAACTAAAAACTATATTTAACAAGACAAACCCAAGAACTTGCGATTTTCCGTGGGTTACTACGGACTTTATGGATGAGTTTGTGCATAACTTTTCATGGGATACACGTGTTAAGGGAACCGGAATTACACGCGAGGCTCCTACAGGAGAACCTTTTGTTAAGATTTGCTTTTATACTGATTCCATTGTAAAGGCTGAAGCAATAATGGTTTACTTGCTTATTGCCTATCAGTCGCAATCTAAAAAACAAGGGAAGCAATTTCTTTACTGGAGAAGTAAACCTTGCTTTATTTTAGAAAAGAAAAAAGTAAGGGGTAGATGTAGGTTGTTGTTTAGCAAAGGATTCAAAGCGTTTAAGTCAGTCAACGAAAGGAACTTTTAATGAACACAGGTGATCTTCAACTCGTAGCCATGGTTATCAACGAGCCAGGCATGGAACTCATCGAAGCAGAGATTAGGAAACAGATTAAAGGCAACGATACCGTGGACCGCATTAGCGGAAACGTATTTCAGGACGGCTGGCTCAAGGGCTACGTTGAAGGCAAGAAATCGGATCTACAGACAATAAAAGCGTTGCGACAGGAAGCAAGGAGAATCAAGGAGGATTAGATGGACTTCACCAAGTTAAGACCGTTGCGTGAGATCGTGCTGGTGCGCCGGGAAGGGAAGAAGCAGATAGATGACGGAATCGCGATTCCTGAAATATGGCAGCAATTTGGCTGGCGTGCTACCGTGGTATCCGTTGGGAAAGAAGCCGAGAACTGCAAGCCTGGCGACGAAATCCTATTCTTGAAGGAACACACCGTTCTTCCGTTCAAGGAGCGCGAGATGGCTATGACCCACGATGAATATATCTTTGCGAAGTTGGTTGTGGATCAGTTTGTGGAACGCATCATTCCGCAGAATCGGTTTGCCATTATTGCGGAAGACGCGCCAAACGATGACCATGGCGGTGTATATTTGGTCAATGCCAAGCAGAATACAAAGACAGGCACCGTAATCCGTGCATCCGAAAAATGCTTTGATCTCAAAGAGGGTATGCGGATTATGTACGATAACCCCATCGCGGCCTGCACGGAAGATGGGAAGATGTATAAAATTGTTGATGAAAAAGACGTGCTATGCGCCCAAACCTAAAAGGATTACGTAAAGTATTAACCACCCAAGGGGAGGTGCAGTTAATTGATCTTGCTGATACAGTTATGGACTTTCCTCCTTTTACGCACATTCCAGACCAAAGTGTGGAGATGAGCGATCTTACGGAAAAGCAGAGGATGGACTATTACGAGGATATGATGAGCGACGAAATGTCTTGACACAGTAGCGAAAAAAATGGTACAATCCCCACCAGAAGTAAGAAAAAAACCGTTTTTGATTGAAAGGGCTATTAGCCGCATACAGGAATGGACTGCTAAAAAGGTATATGGAGAAGTAAGAATCCGTGTTGTAGCAGGAAAAATCAAAGAGGTTAGTTGGAACGAATCACAGCATTTTGACTGATTACCAGTAGATAACCCTCAAAAAGAGGAATCACGGGATCATTAGAAACCTTCGGGTTTTTGGTGGTCCCGTTTTTTTATTTATGGAACCAACTGAATTTTTTAATGAAGCCAGCCAGCCGCAAGAGGCTCTAACTCCATCTCCGGAACCTTCGGAGACCATCATGGAGTTATTCCCCAATTTTGCTGAAAAGCAGGATCTTGTCGAAAAAACCAAGGAGCGCATCTCCACCCTGTTTTCGTCCATCCAGTATCGTGACAACATGGAATCGGTCTGGAAGAAAAACGATAAGATGTATCGCGTGAAGCCGGACTCAACGGTAAAGTCCAAGCACCGCGCTAACGAATCCACCGGGGTTTTCAACATTTCCGTCAATCAGTTGGTCTCAATGGCGTTCAAAACTTTCACCGAGAATCCTGAAAACTATAAATTCGGGTATCGCGGGATCGTGGATGACGTGACCGTTAACCAGTATAAGGATACCAACGCGAAGATTATGACCGAACTGTTCCGGCGAGCGCAGGTAAGTCAGGATTTCAAGCGCAACCTAAAGCGTGCACTGTTAGACATTTACAAGAACGGGAATGGCTTTATTGGGATTCCATGGGAAAAGACGGTTGTTGATCTTGCGTATCGCGATAAAGAATCGGGTGATCTAAAGAGCAATGTATCTATCACGAACAACTTACCGGGGTTCGACTCGATCACGATAGACAAAATTTGGCTTGATCCGAACATTGACGAGCTTGACGATCAGCCGATAATCCCAATTAAGTGTCCGATTACCTGGACGAAACTTTTTGATGACAGCAAGAAAAACAAGATAGCGTTATTCGATGATGACGAGGGGAACGGATTGCGCCAGAAGTTCTCCAAGTATTTAGAAGACTCAACTTCAAGCGAATATAATCAGGGGCGAGAAGACCGCCTTGATAATGCGGGCAGGGATAATGAGGATGGCACCGGAACGCGATATGACCATTGGGTGATATGGGTTAATCTTCCGATCAACAAAGATGATAAGAAGTGGGACGAGGATGGGGCCGAACATAGGTTCAGGGTTAGAATCTTGGGGAACCCTTCCAGTTGCGAGATTATAGAAATCAGGGAAAACGTGTTCCCCGGAGGGGTTCCCCTGCTAGCCGCCCATCAATCCGAAGATGACATTGGGATGTACCACATATCATCCGGCGAGAAGATTGAAACCTACTTTGACCAAATCTGCGTCGGGGTCAATCAGCTAATTGACAACCGATCCAAGAACACGCGGCGTTCTATTATTTATGATCCGATGCGAGTTACAGGGGCAGACAAGTATGACTTCGGGCATAGTAATGCAATCGAGTGTTCTGGCGATGTCAGGTCAGCGTTGGTTGAAATGGATATTGCGGATATGACCGCCACGATAATGCCTACGATCCTGTATTGTGAGTCGAAGATCCGCGAGATGATGAACACCACGGATGCCGTGATCGGTCAGGCTATGGGCGGGCGCACGTCGGCGAGCGAGTATATGGGTGCCAAGATAGCGGCGACTACCCCGATTTTCAGCGATATGGCGAGTATTGAAGATGCGCTAGTTGGCGGATACATGCGTAAGTTCGTTCAGTATGTTCATACGTTTATGACGCACGAAGACATCGTTGATCTGATCGGCCCGAAGGGTGCTGAGTTCCAGTTTGAGCTAAACGACATTTATCTTATCGAACAGCTTGGCGTATCCGAGGCTATGGATTCGGCTACCAAGATTCAGAACCTTTTGCAGATTTATGGGTTGACACAAGATGCCGGTTCCAAGGCAAAGATAATGTTGCGGATGACGGAAGCTATGGGCATTCAGAATCCGTCAGAATTTGTGCCTATCCCGGCCAAAGATCAGGCGACCAAAGCCGCCTTATGGGAAAACAACGAGATGCTGATTCACGCCCAATGGGATGAGCCTGAGATGGGCGAGATGCACGACGTTCACTTGCCGATTCACAAACAGGCATTATGGCAGGCCCAACGCGAAGATCCGCCGAATGAGAATACACAGCTAATGGTTCAACATATTTCAACGACCGAACAGATTAAGCGAAGTGAGCAAGTTCAGGCGGGAGGTTCTGGCCCAATCCCTGCAATCGGGCAGCAGGCGGGTCAAGAGCCTCCTATGCCTGGTCAAGAACAAGGTGCCGCAATTTCAGGTCAGATGGGAAATCAAAACGCGGGAAGCCCGATACCCGCAGAACAATCAGCCCCGCCCGTAGGTTGACAACAAGGAGGCATTAAATGCCAGAAGAAGAAAAAGACGGACTGCTCGCCGTCGAAGAAACGCCCGTAGAGAACCAGATCGTAGAAGAACAGGAGTTATTGCCCGACAACGAACCCGAAAAAGTTGATGCGGCGAAACTCAAAGAGGAAGCGACCCGCGAAAAAGATGAGTTATCAGCCGAGCTTCTTCAGGTGAAGGAAGAAAAGGAGTCACTCGAAAAGCGGGTCAAGGACAATCAGGAATACATCAGCCGAACGCGCAACGTCGAAAAGGTTGAGAAACCGCTTCAGACATATTCGGAATACAAAGAAAAACTCCTGGCCAAATTCGAGGACAATCCGAAGGATGGGTTTGAGCGGTTTATGGATGATGTAGCGTTTGACCGCAATCTTGAGCGAAAAGAGTTCGATAGGAAGCTGTCGGAAGTAGAGGCCAGAGCGTTCAAAAAGGCGGTCTCGCTTGATCCTGAAAAGGGCAAGGCATTGCAACAAGTCGAAGCGTTGGAACAGGAACGCCCTGATCTTGGCAATCTTACCTTCGATCAGAAGATGGAGTTCGTTAAATTACAAACAGTAAAGGCTGTTCCGGCAAAAGTTGATACGCATGGAAAGGCGGCACGCAATCAGGATATTGGTTCTGATGTTGGCGGAAGTCGTGTTGGAGGGAGAGGCGATCGGATGCCATCATGGGCAAGTGATCCCGAAGTGGTGCGCGGCGCACACGGTCATTTCAAGTCAAAGCAGGAAATGATTGACTGGTCTGATCCGCAAAAAGCACAAGCCATGGGAAACCGCATGCGTCCGGAAGGTTAATTTAACGAAAGGAATTTACAATGAATGATGAAGCTAAAACAGAAACGACTGGAACGGAACTTGACTCGTTTAATTCGGTTCAGTCCGAACAAGAAAAAAAGCCTCGCGGAAACCCTGCTTGGCGCAAGAAGGCGGAAGAAAAAATGAATAAACCTCCTGAGATTAAGCGTGCTGAAGTTGTGCAGGAAGCGGTTGTTTCTGACAAGTGGGACGTTCTTAACAAACTTCCCAACATGCACTATTGCTGGGCGCGGAAATCCAACGACGACGAAATCAGCAGCATGATGCAAGATGGGTATATTCCGGCTCGCGGTCCTGAACGAATCATGCGCAATCCGTTGGAAGCGCATCAGGACAAAGAAGGCGAGACCAAGGAACGCGGGGATAGGATTCTTATGGTATGCCCGCAGTCTCTCACGGATGCTCGTAGGGGGAAACGTGCTTCTCAATATGTTTCTCCAGAGAAGTCCGGAAAATCGGAGGCGCGTTCGATGCAGGCTCAAGCACGAGGGGCGAAGGTAGAATCCCTATCATCGTCCGAAACGAAACGAGAGAGTTTGCCTGAATAAGTTTGGCCCGGTGTATTAGTTTGTTTAACATAAAAGAAAAAGGAGATTGAAATGGCAACAACCCGCGTACTAAAAACCATTGCGATTCATTGTCAGGATGGCAAGGATGGTCTTACTATCGAAGATGCTGTCGGCGAAGATGCCAGCGAATCTTGGAAAGCTGGTGCTCCGGTATCACGCGAAACTGGCTCGACCGGCTCGATTGTCGAATGGCCGGGTACGACCAATGCCACTCTGCCTATTGGCGTTGCGGCTAAAGACGCGACCGGGGTTACGGGAACCAAGGTTCCGCATTACGAGGCCAACGACTACAACAGGTTTGAGGCGTCGGTTATCAACGGAGTGACCCCTTGCGTTACGACCGCTGCGATGTTGGGAACGGCGTATTCGCTTGTCAAGGCTAGTTCTGGCGCGTGGTATGTGGATTCAGCGGACGAGACTACCAAACTGGTTGAGATTGTTGGGTTCATTGATCCGGTTGGTGATACTAATGGACGGGTTATTGTCCGGTTCATTGGCAATCATCAGGCTAACGTATTGCAGTCGTAATTTGCAGGAACGCATTGCCCGGTGCGTGTTGGTTGCCCTTTGGCTGTTCTATTTTAAGCCCGTAAAAAGAGCAGTATGTGTTTGAAATTCTAAAAAAATAAGGAGAAAGTTATGGCGACAACTAGGGTTAAACGAACCTTTGCCATCTATCGCCAAGAAGGTAAAGACGGCGCGATTGTGGACAAAGCGGACGCCGTTGGCGAAGCGGCAAGCCAAGATTATAAGATCGGTGCTCCGTTGGAATATACGTCAGGGACTATCGAGGCTCTGGCGACCGGTGGTGCTGATACTGGAGCGGTAATTGGTATTGCGCTCAAGGACGCTACGGGTACTACCGGAGCGGCTGTGCCTTACTATGAGGCCAATGATTACAACCTGTTCGCGGGAACGATGGTTGAGACTACTGGCGATCATGTATTGGCGGCAGCCGACCTTGGCACGGCATACGGGATTCTTGATTCCGGCGATAGCTGGTATATTGACAAGGATAATGTAAGCCAAAAGAAGGTAGTGGTTGTTGGTTTCATTGATCCGGTTGGCGATACCAATGGCCGAGTGATATTCCGCTTCTTGGGCGGTAAGCAGGATCGGGTACTCCAGTCCTAAGTGACATAGAATAAGAAACAAAAAGGAAATAAGTTATGGCTATTATATCTGCGAACATGCCCAACTTGTTTGATGCACGCATCAGCAAGTCGTTTTATCAATATCTCAATGCCTACCCGGAGGAATACAAGAAATGGTGCGAGACTATGTCCTCCGGCAAGCAGTATGAGAAGGTTTCGCTCTATGGCGAACTTCCCATGCCCGGTGTTCTTGGTGAGTACGAAAATGCTACCGAGACCACGTTCAAGCCCGGCCCGGTCCGCACTTGGACTCATGTTAAGTATGCGTTCAAACTCATCGCTTCCGAGGAATCTCTGGAAGACGAATTGTTCCCGGTCATCGTTAAGACGGCTGGCTCAATGGGCAAGGCGATGCACCACAGGATTGAAACCCAGGGTGCCTATGACCTGAATAACGCCTTCACCGTGCTGACTGTTGGTGCGGCTGATACTGCGGACGAATATCTGATTCAGCGCAGTCACGCGACCTTCACGGGCGCGGGTGGTGCGGCGCAGCATAACGCCCCGGCTACCGACGTGACGCTGGGTCCGGATTCGTTGTGGGCTGGTGTTGATAACTTTTCGGGACTGAAAGACCATGAGGGCAATCCTGTCATGGCCATCCCGAAATTGCTCATCATTGCTCCGGCGAACGAGCGGACGGCGATTGAGATTCTGGAATCCGTTGAGGCTCCCTATAAGAGCACCAATGAGAAAAACGCTATCAAGTCTCGCGGCCTACAGTATTATGTTGGTCACTATCTGACATCGAGCACCGCCTGGTTCTTGGTGACTGGCGAGAAGCCGATTCGGTTCTATATGCGGCGTGCGCCGATTGTGAAGCCGGACAATAACATCACGAACGATTCGCGGTCTTGGATGATCTCGACGCGGCTCAGCCACGCTCCGTATGACTGGTATCAGATCTATGGTACCGATGGTGCGGCGTAAGCGACGGAAGGTTAAACGACCGAAACAGTAAGGTTAGGGTCGGGGGGTTGATTCCTCCCGACCTACCCCTAAAGGGAGAAAAGATAATGGAGAACGAAAAAAAAGTTGAAACGTCAAAGCCCAAAAAGCATGACGTTGACAAACAGGTGGCGAATATGGCTTATACTATTCGGAAAATCAAAAATTGGCTGGAAGAAAAGATGGGCGCGGATATTGATGGCGATGGCCGCGTTGGAAGTGGCCCGTATAACAGGGTTAAGAAAATTGTACCTGTTCTGTTGATGGCTGGTTTTGCGGGGCTGGTAAGTGCCGCTCCTGCTAATACCAACATTGCGATCTGGTATCCCATTCATGGTACTCCGACATCGTATGTTGACCAAACTGGCGGAATCCATGCTCCGAACGCCGTGCTCGGAAGCCTGACGGTTAGCACCGCCATAACGGTTCCGGATGCAAGCATCGCTGCTACGAAAATCATACTCACTGAAGGGCAAATGATATTTGGTGACGCTGGAACTGGCGTGGCCGCTGTTGTAAGCGGCGACGTTCTGATACCGAAGACTGGTGTGGCTGCCATTCAGCCGTTGTCGGTTGACGATGGCGATATTGTATTGGCGAATACCTACATTATCGTGGGCGATAACGGAACCGGGACTGCGGTTGTTGTGAGCGGTGATGCGTCGATGGCGAATGATGGCGCATTGTCCGTAACGCAACTCAACGCCATTGCCGTGGCGACTGTCACCGATGGTGCCGCGCTTGGCGACACGGCCTTACAGCCTGGAATCATCACCTGTACGGGCGTGACTAACGGAATCACTAACTGTGTGGTTACGTTTGCTAACACGCTTGCCAGCGCGACTACGCTGACTGGGTGGATCTCGGAAACGGCTGGCGGAGCGGGTACTGCGGTTAGCTTGCACGATGTTTCGGCGGGTGCCAATACGATCCTGCTATCCGCGAGCGACGAGTCAACTGTCGTATTCACCGGGCATACCGATGGCGCGGCGGAACTAGACATCACAGTTAGCGCCGCTGTTACACGCTACTTCAACGTGGTACAGCGCGATGGTGCAATCAAGAGTTCAGCGGCCATGATATTCGACGGCCCTTAACGCAACAACCTCAATCGGGGCGGGACTACCAACCGCCCCAGGCGATGAAGGAGATCTATAATGAAGCAAATTTGCTTATCAGTTTCTCTCGTGTTGTGTGCGGGGATGATTTATGCCGGTGGGTTAGACAAGGTAGTGGCTAAGGTTTCTGCTGTTTCGTCTAATTCTGGCGTAGTCAGCGATACCACAAGTAAGATAACTGGATATATCAATCGGCTAGATGTTTCGTTTTCTACGAATATTGCACCGGTGTATATGCTGGTTGCGGCGTCCAACACGCTAACGGGAATTGCAACTACCATATTTACAACGAGCGCAATCTCTACGAATGCGACTACGCAGTACACTAACATTGTTCAGCGGCAATCATTTTATGACGAGGCGATCACGCTGACGGTTACGAACGGGTTAAATGCGCCGCAGACCGCAATTATGACTTTGTTTTTTGAACGCCCATAATGGAGGGTTATCGCGATGAGTGTTACCACGATCCTCCAGAGCGCTCAATTAAAATTTGGGCAAGGGCCAGATAATATCCGGTTTCAGGATGATTTCTATTCTGCGCTCAATGACGCGCAGTATGACTTCGCCACGTCCCGCCCTTGGGGATTCTTGCGGACATCAAGCGATCTGACCACCACGATTGACACGCGCTATGTTGCGCTTCCGTCCGACTTCGGGAAACCATACGACATCAAGGGTGCCTTGCGAATCACTGCGCCGTCGGCCAATGCTGGGGATTCCATTAATCTCATGCCGTATGAGCAATGGCTGTCTTCGTTTTGGGAGGATGGCACGGATACTGGAACCCCGTCCTACGCGTGGATACAGGAATCAAAGATTTACTTTTCGCTGATTCCCGATGTCGCGTACACGGTTGCCATGATCTATTACAAGGTTCCCGCCACGATTGACGATTCATCTGACACGATCACGATTCCCACGCAGTACGTTGAGGGATTAAAGAAGATGGTTTATCGGCGGCTTCAAGATGCCGGTTGGTCTTCGGTTCAAGAGTTGCAAATATCCGATGCGGACATTAACCGCTTACTCGGTAATTATGCTCGTGATGATTGTAAAACATTTGGCGGGTTGACGTTCAACTTGCCTAGTTCGGATTATACTTTAAGGACGGTGTAATGTGGCGGAACGCGGATCATGGTCTCCAAAATGGGTTGCGATAGCGGAAAAGTTCCCCGCGAGCCTGTTAAGCGAGGTTGCGCCGGAAGTTATCCCTGACGGGAAAACGCCCGACGCTTACGGGTTAGGCATAGACAAGACGGGATACTTGTATGCTGATACCAGCCCATCTGCCGGGTCAATCTGGACGGGCGTTAATGCCATTGTCAGCGATCCAACGTCCACGCCGCTAACTGGCGCGGCTGTATGGCGGTTCGCGCAAAATCGTTTATGGGGCTATCAGACCACGAGCAATCGCCTGACTTACGGTGCTTATGGTTACGACAGCGATTACGTTATTGATGGGCTTGGCTATGTTCCATGCGATTTTGAATCTAGCAATATTACAGCAGTAATCCCTTTCGGCGACAACGTGGCCGTATTCAAGGCGGATTGTTTATATAACATCTCCAACGCAAACAATCCTGGAAATGGCTTTGTCGCCGAGTATGTCAAACAGGCGTCCGGCCTGACCGTCAAGGAAAACGCCATAGCGATAGACAAGAGCATATACTGGGCGAATGCTTATGGCATTTGGTCGTTTAACGGCTCGAAGATTGTGGAGCTAACCGCCGCGATCAGGAATAGTGCGGCCCCGTTTTTAAGTTCATCCATTACGTCACTACGCGCCGACTTCCAAGAGCGGCGTCTTATTGGGCGGTCTGATACCGCGACGCTGTTTGTCATTGAGCTTGGCGAAGACCCCGGTCTGTACGGGTACGCGACTGATGGATTAAGGTTCACCAGTCGCACGCTCGTGGGCGAGGAAGGCGAACCGTTATTGATTGACAAGATAGGGATTATATATCAGTATAGCGAATCGGATGTTGCAACGCTTGAACTGGATGTCAAGATCAATGACACTTGGAAATCGGAAGACAAGAAGAAGATAAGACCCGCCATTGACAACGGGAGATGCGAAATATCGCTTACGAATATGCTTGCTTGCAGAAAGTTTGCCCTGCGGATAACCTCGATGAGTAGCGGGTTGTATATTGCGAAGATTATGTGCCACACGAAAACTGGCGGAATTTTAGGATATTCAAATAAATAAAGGAGAACGTCATGGCTTATCGCAGGTTGCCATTTTTGAATCAAGCAGGGACTATGCCCCAGATGCCAATGGGTGTTGCTCAAGGTGGGGCTAGACTCGGCCCCCAAGGTCCGCAACAGATCCCGATGCCATCGCCTAATCCATCTCCGATTCCGGGGTTTC